TCACCCCAATGGCTTGCAATCTTGTTTCCATAAATAATTGAAAACATTTTAAAAACATACTTTATTCCATCATCGGCAGAACAGAAGTCTGATTCTCTGTATTCCATCTTATCCTCCTAATTTTTTAAAATCAGCAACATCATTTATTTGATCCCAAAAGTTTTTCATCTTGTCCGGCTTTTGAGTTGCATTCCTGTTATTTTGTAACCATTCAGCTTTGAAGCCCCTCCATCCGTTCTGACAGCATAGCTCCAATACTTCCTGAAGACTGATGCCAGCTTTTCGAGCTTCCCTCTCCAATCCCTTTAAAGCGGTTTCTGTTACAGGCGCTTTTAAACCTTTTCTAAGTTTTACAAAATCTTCAAAGACGGAAGTACTAACCCCTTCAGGGGTACATAGTTCTTTATTGGTTCTTGGTTCTTGGTTTATGGTTCTTGGTTTATGGTTAGGTGTAGGTTCGTTCACGACTTGTGCACGAATCGTGCTATTTTCTTTTCTCTTTTGTTCTCTTTCAATAGCAATTCTCTTATTTACTTGTGCTTTTGCATGATATTCATTTACTTCTTCTTGAATTCTATTTTGAATATATTTGTTATCAATTAAAGTAAAAAACTTACTTAAAACAAATTTCACAGCATTTTGTTCTTCTTCAGTTCTTGCCCAGCACCAATCCATAGCCTGTTCTAATGTTGGGAAATCTTCCCTGTCGTAGCAAGCATCTAACAACAATGTGTAAGCTCCATGTTCAGTCATAGATAGCTTTCCAGCTTTTTTTGCGTAATCGCCAATGTTTCTTTTAAAGTAATGCACTTAAAACCTCTTTCACATTGGCATTAGTAAAATCAAAATAATTAGATAAAAAATCTAAATCTTCATCAAAAAGACTAAACCATTCTCCTCTTACTTTTCTATGATTCATAAGTTGATGTAATTCTCGTTCTATTTCGTGTGTTTTTGGAGTTTTAATAGACATCCAAATAAATAAATCAAAAGGACAGCCAGCTTGAATATTTGACATTCTATTTTTTATAGAATTTGTCCTTCCAATTTTTACAAATTCGAAATTTGTTGTAGCTAACGCATAAACCGATTCAAGATTTTTTCTATTGAATGGGGGTAAAAAGTCAACACTACTATGTTTGTAGTAATTCATACAATCCTTAGTCAAGGAGTCCGCTTAAAAGTGGGGGAAAAATCAGGGACTAATTGATTCTTTCGGGTGCTACCCTATCCCCCTGAACTATTATATGAACATAAATTTTTTAAGACAACGAAGAAATTTCAACAATCATCTTTCCACCTTTAATTATTTGTCCTTCATAAACATGAATTTCTTTAATTTGGCTATCGTCATCCATCAATCCAGCCTGTACTAGCGCATCTTCAAGGGCTTTAATGCGATTACTTAAATCTTGAATTCTTCGGTCACGAAAATGAATAGTAATAGTCATGGCAACTAGGGATTTCCCGAACTTTATTTGTTGCTGGTTCACTATATGAGCTACTTCTTTTTTAAACTGTTTACCTTTCTCAGTCATAAAGCGTCTATGCCCATGAAGCCCATAGTAGCTGTTGATTGTTGGGGATAAGGGTAATTCAAAAATAGCTGTTGTCATAGTTTTAAAAGTATGGATAATAGTCTTTATCGGTTAAATAAAGCCGATTCCAACACGAAAGGAAAACACCATGTATTCAGAAGATAGATATTATGAACCCGAAGATGACGATTCTGAAGAAATTCAAGAGCGCATTGATTACAAACTTAAAAATGAAAACAATCCTTTTACTGCAGAAAACATTAGAGAATGTTTTTTTGAGGATGGATTTGAAGGTCATTGGGAAACTATTGCTACCCTTTTACAACAAGGCAACACAGCAGCAGCAGGAACAGTATTTTCTTCAGTAATTTATACCTACTGGGAAGATCGTAGTGAAAATGAAGTATTGGACAATATTTAATTCACGAAAGGATAAAAATGAACATTGACCAAATTTTTGAAGTATATGGGGAAGAAAAAACAGAAAGGCTTTTTCAATCTTTACTGGATACCCCTCATCATCTTTTAGCAGAAGAAGTATTAGAGTCATGGAGTGATTCTTATATTGAAGCACTAATGAAGTCTTACAAATAATCATCAAAAAGGAAATTAAAATGAAAACTTACGCAGAACTCAAAACAATCAATGTCAACACTCAAGTGGAAAGAAAAGGCAAATTTAATTATTTGTCATGGGCTTGGGCTGTAGATCAGCTTTTAATGAATGACCCGACTGCTACTTGGGAATATAAAGATCCTGTTTATTTTGCAGAAACTCTTATGGTGTTTTGTTCCGTAACAGCGTTTGGTAAAACAATGACAGCACAATTACCAGTAATGAATAATCAAAATAAAGCCATTCAAAACCCTGATGCTTTTGCTGTTAATACTGCTATGCAACGAGCTTTAGCAAAAGCAATTGCACTTCATGGTATTGCTTTATATATCTTTGCTGGCGAAGATTTGCCCGAAGAACCTGAAATTGAAGTAGTCGAATTAGAAGATTTAATTAAATCTCTTACTAATACCAGCACTTTAGATGAGTTAAAAAATGCGTATGTCAAAGCTGTTAAATCAGCAGGCAATAGTAAAAGTGCTTTGACTGCATTAGAGCAAACAAAAGATTTGCGTAAAAAAGAATTGAGTGCAGAATGATTATTCAAGATGCTACTCATTTACAACAAGGAACTGATGAGTGGAAACTAGCCCGATTGGGTTATGTTTCTGCATCTAACTTAGATGCTGTAATGGCTAAAGGTAAAACAGGTGAAGCTGTTACTCGAAAAAATTATAAAGTTAGACTTGTAGCAGAAAGATTAACTAATGTAATTGGAGAATCATATTCTAATTCTTCTATGGAATGGGGAGTTGAAAATGAACAATTTGCTCGTATGGCTTACGAATCTATTTCAGAAACTTTTGTGGATCAAACAGGATTTTGGAAGCATAATTCTATTCCTTTCGCTGGCTGTTCTCCTGATGGACTTGTGGGCAACGAAGGATTGGTTGAAATTAAATGTCCTAATACGACCACTCATGTAGAGTATTTGTTGGCTAAAAAAGTGCCAACAGAATATGTAAAACAAGTGCAAGGGCAGTTGTGGGTAATGGAGAGAGAGTGGTGCGACTTTGTTTCTTTTGACCCTAGATTGCCACTAAAGAATCGGCTATTAGTTGTTCGTGCTTATAGAGATGAAGAATTGATTAAGCAGATGGAAGTAGAAGTAAAACAGTTCTTGGAAGAAGTAGAAAATTTAATCATCAAACTCGGAGAGTAATCATGGCATCATTAAATAAAGTATTTGTAATTGGTAATCTGACTAAAGACCCTGAACAGAGGTCATTTCCTGATGGCTCGGCTGTTTCTAATATTACAATTGCTTGTAATGAAAAATACAAAGATAAGCAGGGTGAAGTCAAAGAAGCGGTTGAATTTGTAAATGTAGTATTCTTTGGTAAACTTGCTGAAATCGCAGGGCAGTATTTGAATAAAGGTAGTCTTGTCCATGTTGAAGGCAAGATGAAAACTGAAAAATACACCGATAAAAATGGTGTTGATCGCTGGAGTACCAAAGTAGTAGGTAATGCAATGCAAATGTTAAGTAGTAAGTCTGAAGGGGCTTCAAAGCCAGCAGCTACTAATCTTGCAGACATAGATTCGGATATTCCTTTCTAGTCTTTGGGGTCTTGATTCGAGGGTGATGTCCTCAAAATCCATCGCTAGGGCGCAATGCCCTCTCCTTTCGTGGTTTCAAGACCCCACCTTTATATGAGGGTAAACCCTCTGAGGGTTTAAATATTAAAAATAATGTAAAAACCTGTTGCCTACTATTATTTATTACATATAATAGACTCATCCACTCACGAAAGGTAGATAGAAATGAAAAACACTAAAGCAATCAAAGCAGCACAAAAAGTAGCTAGAAAAGCTGGAAAAAATCTAGGTTTATTAAACAGAATGTCTATGTCATTTAATGCACCTACATTATTGGCTTTTTTTGATAATGGGGTTGTTGCAGTGGCTTTAGATACTTTGAACTTTTCTATTACAACTTACTAATCCACGAAAGGAATTATTATGATACGAAAACATTTTGTAGTTATTGCTCAAGAAATTAAACAAATAGACAACATGGCTGCAAGACTTTTAGCTGCAATGGCTATGTGTAAAGCTGCAAAACAACTTAATAATAAATTTGATCAAAAGCGATTTTTAGATGCTTGTGAAATTTAAGGAAAAAAAATGAAAAAAATTATTTAAACAATGCAAGATATGTGGAAAGCACATGAACATGAAGAAGCATTATTTAGCCAAGTGCATTAAGTCGTTGGCCAACACAACATAGGTATCCAACATGTTGCAATTTATTGTAAGCATTTCGCATGGATTTCCACCATTAGGGGTTTAGGGTTCATTGTTTTAGGGTTTAGGGTCTGGAC